CAAACCCTTTCTATTCTTGATATAACATCATTTACGATTTTTGTTCTTTGTGCTTGTGGGTTTGAAATCATATGAGCTTCATCCATAATTACAAGATCAAACTTGGACTTTAAAATGGTTGAGTCATCTTTCTTTTTTAGATCGTGGAAATTTTTTAAGATGTCGTAATTAATAATAACAAAATCATGGTCATCTGAAAATTTTTTACCTTCTGCAATATATACGGTTCTATCTGAATAATTTTCAATTTCACGTTGCCAGTTAATCTTTAATGAAGCTGGACATATGATCAATATTTTCTTAGCACCTGTTTCTAAAGCGGCAATAATTGTGGAAGTAGTCTTACCAAGACCCATATCATCAGCCAAAATAAACTTTTTGTTTCTAACCAACTTTTCAATTGCTTCGAGTTGGTGTGTCATTGGCATTCTATGTTGGTATTTACTATAATCGATAACAACATTTTTTACTTCGTTATCTTTAATAAGGGCTGATTTTGGCATCCAAAAATCATATGTCGTGTCACCTGAAAAGACCTTACCCCAAATATGATACGCCTTATCTTTTTCTACCAAAAGTTTTTCAACATAAATTTCTGTCGGTTCTTTGGTGTACATTTTGTCCTCCATTAACTTTTTTCCAAAATAGGAATCTAACTTAACCCATTTCTTTGCAACTTTTGGTTGTACGTTGTGATAATTAATAATATAGTCGGATTGCGGTCTTGTAGGAACAAAAGACTTACTATTATGTTTTTTGTGTTTTAAATTAAGGATATAATTATTTGACCCTTCATAATCATCTAAAATTAAAAGGGCTTTGGACTCAGGTGTCTTTGATACTGTATCTTCCATTACTATATAAATAATAATAAAATAAAAGAAAAAATCAATCAAAGTATTTATAGATATGTCAGAGAATAAAGTTCCAATTACCAGATTAAATAAGTTTTTTTCAGAACAAGATTTTGATTTGGATATTTCTATGGGTGATGAATGGTTAGGTGGTGATATGAACTTCACCGTGGTATTATATCGTGTTGATAGACAAAGAACTGTTAATGATGATGTGTATGGTGAAACATTACAAGATGGAATACAGTTCCTACCTCCAATCGAATTTAAAGGGTATGTACGAATTGAGCAACCATCTAATGTTGATTATGGTGCATCTAAAATTTCACAAACAGAACCAGGTAATATTAAAATTGGTGTTTACCAAAAACAACTAGACGAACTAGAAATTGAAATAAACTATGGTGATTATATAGGTTACTACGAGACCGAAACAAGAGTTAGGTATTATAGTGTGGTGGATGACGGACGTATAGTTTCAGATAATAAACACACTTATGGTGGGTATAAACCATTTTACCGTTCAATTGTTGGTGCACCTGTTAACGAAAACGAATTTAGAGGAATATAAAAATGGCATTACCTAAAAAAATAAAAAATTATTTACCATTAATACCTGAAAAGGTTGGTCGTGAAAGAAGACAACAAATGTTGGATGATGTTACTGATCATGGTACTTTTTTACCTAAAGGTGTATTACACGCCGATTTAGATAAAGGAATGTTGGATTTTGTTAAAGATACTTTACAGTTAGTGGTTGATGAAAAAACCGTACCAACAGTAAATAAAATCATAACAAATCAAAACTGGTCACAATTCGTTGAGACCTGGAACTTTCAAGATTTAGATAATAACGTTTCATTACCATTCATCGCAACGGTAAGAATGCCTGAAGTTAAATACGGGACATTTCAAGGAGGAGCGGCAAACATCCCAAACAGAAGACAATTCTTTTATTATACTGTACCAACATGGGACGGTCAAAGAAAAGGTGCGACCGTTTATAAAATACCTCAGCCAATACCTGTTGATATTACATTTAATGTTAAATTATTTTGTAATAGAATGAGGGAGTTAAACGATTTTAATAAGATTGTTATGCAAACCTTCACATCAAAACAGGCATATACACAAATTAAAGGACATTATATCCCAATAACATTAGAAAGTGTTGGTGATGAATCAGCAAAAGATTTAGAAAAAAGAAAATACTACATTGCTAATTATACTTTCATTATGAAAGGATTATTAATTGATGAAGAGGAATTCCAAATTTCACCAGCGATTTCAAGACAAGTAACTATGTTTGAGGTTGACACAAAAACAAGAGGAAGGAGAGTCATTCCACAACCACCAAGACCAAATAGTTTTGATTTAGATTTGACTTTTGTTAGTGGTGTAACACAATTAAGTGAGGTTTTTAGGTACACTGCAGATTTAAAAGTTACTGAACAACAAAATCTAACTAATTGTTATAATGCAACTTACACCGCAATTACAAATACAAATTTAACTTATACTAATTGTTCTGGTACCGTAGTAACGTCTACATTAACAACAGGTAATACAAATACAATATGTGTTAAAGGTGGTACCGTACCATCTTTTTCAAATGTGACAGGAGCAACATACAGTACTGGTTTATCTTGCGCCACAGGTTATTCGGTTTATATTAATGGTAACTATGCTGGAGATGATTTAGAATTAATACAAATAAATGATGGTGACACTTTATCGGTAACAGTGTATAAAAATGATAACACAAAAACTTCAACAATAAAAACAACCGCATACTTGGTTTAACTATTCTCCGTATAAGTCTTTTTTCTTTTCACAATTCTTTTTAATTAGATTCTCTAAAAACTTATACATTTTAAGTCCATTTTCTTCGCAATATTTTTTTAACATATTGTGACTTTCTTCTGATATTTTTAAGTTTTTTATTTTTTTCATAATGTAAAAAGTTATGGGTAGAAAAAAGGTAGAATTTTTTATTACCTTTTGATAAATATTATGTGAGGGTAAAGTTTTTTGTGTTTTGATGAGGTATTTATATAATAAAATAAAAATTTAAATACTATTTAAAACATGGCATCATCTAACAAGGTTTTCGTTTCACCTGGTGTGTACACATCAGAAAGAGACTTAACATTTGTTGCACAAAGTGTGGGTGTAACAACATTGGGAGTTGTGGGGGAAACACTACAAGGTCCAGCATTCGAACCAATATTTATTACAAATTTTGACGAGTTCCAAGTTTATTTTGGGGGTACAAGTCCTGAAAAATTTGTAAACACACAAATACCTAAATACGAATTAGGTTATATCACTAAAGCATATTTACAACAATCAAATCAATTGTTTGTAACAAGAGTACTTGGTTTATCAGGTTACGATGCGGGACCGTCTTGGTCAATAACGACAATTGGAAACGTTAACCCAACAACTATCGTAGCTACGGGTAATACTGGACCTATTAACGTTTTATTTACGGGAACGACAGGTACATCATTAAACATTACATTAACAAGTGTTCCATCATCATTAAACGTTGATGGTAACTTCTACTACCCATATACTCAATTTAATGGTGGCACATCATCAATCGAGTCGGATTTAAAAACATATTTATCTAATCAAGTTAATCTTGCAGGTACATCATCAACAGGTACATCATCAACATTCTGGGGTGTTGTTAGTGGTGGAACATTTAACCTTATCACAGGTGGATCTGTTAATACAGTAACGGCATTCACAGAAAATTTTGGTGTGACCGCAGCAAGTGGAGGAACATTAAATTCAACCACTAACGAAGCTTGGTTTTATGGTTTATTCAATTACCAAAATAATGCAGTAAACACATATTACGGACAAGGTTTTGGTTGTTCATTAGGGTCATTATCAGGTGCGGGTGGTAACTATTCAGGATCTGCTAAATTTTATATCACAAACTATTCAGGTACACCTTACACAGCATATGATGATTTAGTTGTTGCAACATTAAGATCTAGAGGTATAACAAATTATAGTTCGACACAACATGGACCAAGTTACCAAGTAACAGGTTTAACCGATGTCGATATGATTTGTACAGGTTCTTATTCTGCAGTCACAAAAAACCCATTTGCACCATTCTCAATTTCAGGAGTTAGTAATGATGGAGATACTTTCCAATTTGAAACTTCGATGCAATCAACAGATAAAAACTTCATGAGAAAAGTATTTGGAGGATCTAATTTTGGTAAATCAAGAAATGAAGTTCCTTTATTTATTGAGGAAACATATTCAAGTTTATTATTGGCTGGTTATAGAGCAGGTCAAATTAGAGGTTTGAATTGTGATTTAATTGCTTTAGATAGTGCGGAATCATTAGACACTGACTCAATCGGGTTCTATTTGGAACAATACCAAACACCTGAAACTCCTTATATGGTGTCAGAGCTTAGAGGTAATAAAGTTTACAAATTATTTAAGTTTGTCCTTATTTCTGACGGTAACGCTGCTAACACACAAGTTAAAATGTCTATTGGTAATATTTCATTTAACAATGGTACATTTGATGTGTTCATTCGTGATTTCTTTGATAATGACCAAAATGTTAAAGTTATTGAAAGTTTCACAAACTGTTCATTGGATCCAAGTAATAACAATTACGTGGCTAATAAAATTGGTACGTCAAATGGTGAATACCAAGTAAAATCTAAATATGTAATGTTAGAGATGAGTGACGAAGCTCCGATCGACGCACTACCTTGTGGATTTGAAGGTTACATTTCAAGAGAATACTCAAACGCAACTCCTCCATATGTAAATTATAAAACTAAATATTATACGGCAGGTGAAACTATTTATAACCCACCTTTTGGGTCGTCAAACGGTGGAGATAACCCTGTTATTTCAAGTGGTGAAAATCCAAGAAGAGCTTATTTAGGTATTTCTAATATCACAGGATTTGATTACGACTTCTTCCAATATAAAGGAAAACAATTACCGGCA